CGCAGCGCGGGACGCGCATCTCGCTGCGGGCGCTGGAGAGGTTCATCGAGCAACGCACTTTCAATAACACCAAGTCTCTATGACACACCACACGACACCCACCATGCTCGAAGTATTGAGCTATCTCACGGACTCGACGTTCATGTCCGCCACGGCCGTGATATTCGCGGCATTCATCGCACTGGAAGCCATCAACCAGATCGGAGGCCGGCGATGATCGACACACCAGAATTTATGACGGCTGAGCGCATAATGACAGGAGAGGAATATGTTTGTTATTCGGACTACCTTGTGCTTCAGCGCGAGCGCAATGAGGCGCGGGGGCTGTTGAAGCGTGTGCTGCTGGCTACCGAGGGGATGACGGACAGCAAGGAGTACTACGCGGCGATGCTGGCGGCACACTGCGCCGTGATGTCCTGGAAGGAGGGCCAATGACCTGCGACGAACGCATCGCCGCGCTGGAAGCCCAGCTTCGCAACACGGAGCACCAGCTCACGGCCTACCGCGACCAGATCGACAAGGACGATCTGGTGCGCTGTCTCCGGGCAGCGCGAGACAGCTACCGCGGCGAGACTTACCAGCTCAAGAACCGCATCGCAGAGCTGGAAGACGACAATGACGAGCTGCGCGATGACGTGCTGAGGCTCGAGGCGATGCTGCGGGCTTACAAGCAGCGGCAACTGGAGGTGGCAGCGTGAGCCATGTGGATACTCCCTCGCCAATTACACACGTCAGCCTTTGTGCCGGATACGGAGGCATTGATCTCGGACTCAAGCGAGCAATCCCAAGCCTGCGCACAATCGCTTTTAGTGAGATCGAAGCCTTCGCCTGCGCGAACTTGGTCTCTAAAATGGAAGCGGGACTCTTGGACCCGGCTCCTATCTGGACGGATCTTAAAACCTTCCCATGGGCAGAGTTTCACGGCCGCGTGGACATCCTCTCTGGCGGCTACCCGTGCCAGCCATTCAGCGCCGCCGGCAAGCGACTCGGCGCCGAAGACCCTAGACACCTCTGGCCGTTTATCGCAGCCGGAATTGCTCTCATGCGACCAAGTTGCTGTTTCTTTGAAAACGTCGAGGGACATATCAGCCTTGGGCTTCCCGACGTGCTGCAAGACTTGGCAGGAATGGGTTACAGAACGACGTGGGGCATTTTCAGCGCGTCTGAAGTTGGCGCGGTCCACCAGAGGAAGCGGGTCTTTATCTTGGCCTACCGCAACGATGCAGGACGGCAAACAGGGTGGCATAACGCCATTTCAAGCCAAGGGCGGCAACCATACGAACTTGCTGCATGTGGCGGCGATCAACGAGGAGCAGAAGAACTGGCCGACAGCCAATGCGCGGGACTGGAAGGATTCCATTACCGGGACACACCCGCCGTCACGCCCAAAAATTGGAGAACAGACCTTGGGGCAAGCGGTCAGCGTGATGCATGGCCAAGCCGCCCCGGCCAACGGCAACACGACTGGGAACCGCCAAGGGTTGTGGGCAACCATCACGGCCCACACGCCGGACATGGAGAGCAACGGCCCGAACGGCCATCAGGGGACTTATCTGGCTGGTGCGGTGAAGAAACACCAACGCGGCGACCTTTGGAGCACGCCTCGCACTGGAGCAACGGAGAGCAGCCGACCGAACAACAAAGGCGGGATTCCTTTGGCGGATCAAGCGAAGCGGGAGGAATGGGGCACGCCAACAGCCCGCGACCACAAGAGCGGTCGCGGCAACGAGGATCGGCAATACAAGGAGCTAACGCCGATGGTGGAGAGAGCGCAGACCGGCAAACTCAACCCTCGCTGGGTCGAGACGCTGATGGGCTTACCCGTCGGCTGGACGATGCCGTCCTGCACGTCTCCACAGACAATCGCACCGATGAGCTGCGACTCCTCGGCAATGGAGTCGTGCCAACCACCGCAGAGCGAGCTTTCCGAGTGCTTATTGGCGAGCTGAGGGAGGAACAAATATGACCACCCTGCCCTACTCACCGACCGACCGCGAGGTTGACCTCGTAGACGAATGGCTGCGCGCCCGCGCTGCGGAGAAGCCCCACGCACGCACCTACTACGGCGGCCGGCCGTGCCTGCCAACCGAAGCAATCCTGCAGGTCTGCCGCAACATTTTCACCAAACGCAAACCATGAAGCCCACCAACCCCACCACACAAACTCAACGCATCCTTAGACATCTCAAGCGCGGACTGCCGATCACGCAGATGAGCGCCTACACGCGCTACCGTTGTATGCGCCTTGCCGCTCGCATCGAGGAGCTGCGCGGCGACGGTCATCGGATTACGTCCAGGACGCTGCGGCGCAACGGGAAGCGCTATTCCTGCTACCGGCTGAAGTGAGGAGCAGACCAAAGACTCAAGACGCGGAGCACATGCCTCGCCGGCGTAAACGCTTGCCGGCCCCGGGTTCCAATCCCGGCGCGTCCCTTTGCGCTTGGCACATCGGCGATGGCATCTGGCACATCCAGAGCCGGGACATGTGGCTGTCAAAGGTGCTGCGCGAGGCCAAGCTGCGGCGCATTGCTTACGGCGTGATCGGCGGGCACCTGACGATCTGGGAGACGCAGGACTTTGAGGCGATGCGTCCGCTGATGCGTAGGCATAAGGGGAGGATTTTGCGGTGATCGCCCTGCTCGAAAATAATCCGCAGTCGCTTCAGAGTAATTCTGCGGCGGTTTCAAGGCGATTCTCTGATGGAAATGTGCCGTTAAATGGCCAGCGGACGACGCGAAGGGCCAAGGCGCGGCCGACGATTGAGGAGCTGCGGGAGTATTTGGACTACGATCCGGAGACTGGGGTTTTGCGGTGGAGGAAATCGGCCGGCAACCGCGCAAAAGCCGGGGCGATTGCTGGCTGCATCGGTTGGCCAAAGCGCGGCGTGGCATATTGGAAAATAGTATTCAGAAAGCGACAGATGTGGGCACACCGCGTTGCTTTCGCTCTGCACTATGGCCGCTGGCCGGAGCCGCAATGCGACCACATTGACGGCAACGGGCTTAACAATCGCGCTGACAATCTGCGTGAGTGCTCACGGTCTCAAAATGGCATGAACAAGAGCGCACTGCGAACGAACAAGAGCAGCATCAAGGGCGTTTATCGTCACGGGGATGGATATGTGGCGAGTGTCGCGCTTTTGGGAAAGCGATACAGCAAGTGGTTCCGCCGCATCGAAGACGCCGCCGCCTACGCCAAGCAACTCCGAGAACAACTCCACGGCGAGTTTGCAAGACACTGATATGGCAAGACCCAAGACACAATCGAAACCAAAGCCTAAGAAGCCAAAGCCTGAGCTGGAGATCGCGCCCGTGCGCGTCGGCCGATGCACTGGCTTAGATGTGCCCGAGGCTAAGGCTGAGAAGATTGCAGCCGCGCACATGGCTGGCATGTCGATCCGAGAGATTTGTCGCGCTTTTAGCACCAGCTATCAGACGGTCATAGCGTTGGTGCGCAACAGGCCGGAGCTGCTGGAGCGCGCGCGGGAAATTACGAGCAAGAATTGGCGGACCTTGGCTGCGGTTGGGACCGCAGAACTCTTTGAGAGGGTGCCTGACATGAAAAGTCACGAACTCACTATCATGTCCGCAGTAGCAACAGAGAAAGCAGAGCTGCTGTCTGGTGGAGCCACCCAGCGCGTTGAGCATGTGATGGCGCCCGCGGCTGACGCTTGGCAGGACTTCGTGAGCGGACTGAGGAGCACCAATGTCGTCGATGTTGTCGCTGAACCGGTCGGTACAGAGACGGCCGTGCGTCAAAAGGCGGCTGCACTCCCCTCGCCTGTTATTGAGATTGAGACTGCCTCTACAGAGGAAACCGCACAATGACTCGCCAAATGATGAGACCTTTAATGAGACAACAGAGTAGAGCCACTATACATAAGAGTCATTGTATCGACTTATGGAGGGGGGGCGGGGGTCTTGGCTTCCAGATTTTTTCAATCCCCCCAACCGCTTCGGTCTCCCGAAATTTTTAATAAAAACCTTATGATCAAAGACATCCTCACCCGCGCTAAGTCCACCATTAGCCAACCTGTCAGTCAACCGACAGAGAAACCTGCCGACAAGCACGCGCAGCCGCCTCTTAGCCCCAAGGAGCAGGCCGAGGCGGCCGCCGCCAAGGCTGGCTACAGTGCCGGTGATGAGGTTGGCGCGGTGATCTGCAAGCATCAGCCCGCTCGCCACCCTCGCCTGCTGTTTGTCGAGGTGCCCGACTGGGGTCAGCCGGTGCGCTGCTGGGTGAAAGACGCGCAGAGCTGGCTGCCGTCGAACCCGCCGCACAATCGCCTCAAGGCTCGCTACACCGGGATGGCCTCGGTGGAGGGTGATCTGGTGTTTGAGAGTGCCGATGTGAGCCGCAAATCCCGCCTACTGAAAGCCCGATGAGTGTCGCCGCCACCAACTTTGTCTGGTACGTCAGCCCTGTCGAGGGTTCCGACCGACTGGTCCTGCTGGCCCTTGCCGACTTCGCCGACGAGGACGGCAACTGCTTCGGCTCTTGGGGTAAGCTCTGCCAGAAGACCCGCCTCTGCCGCGCCACGGTAGCCAATAGCCTTAAGCGCCTTCGTGACGCTGGCCACCTAGTCATGGTCGAGAAGGGCCACCGCAAGCTGGCCGGCGACGGCGCCGAGGCTTCAATCTGGAAAATCCCCGGCGTTTCCGAGATGGGTCTAAAACTTAGACCGGTCCAAGATATAGACCCAAGTGGTCTAAATGCTGGACCCAAGTGGTCTAAATGCTGGACCCAAGTGGTCCAAGATTTAGACCCCAACGTAAAGAAACATAAAGAACAGGAAGAAACGAAAGGCGCTGACGCGCCCGCTCCGGCGACTGCGTCGCCTTCGCTCCCTTCTTCTTCCCCTAAACGTCCCTCGCCCCCCAAATTCGACCCAGCATCTTTGCCCCTGCCTCACGGAGCAGGATTGGCGCGTGCCTGGGCGGAATTTGCGCAGCACCGGCGGGAGATCAAAGCGCCGCTCACCCCGACCGCAGCCAAGCGCATCGTGGACGATCTGGCGGCCGTCAACGAGTCCATCGCCGTCGAGGCTTTGCGCAAGAGCGTCAAGCACGGCTGGCGGGGAGTGTTTGTCGACCGCCCCGCGGAAGCCCCCAGGGTTGTGCCCATGCCGACCGGCCCGCGGCAGCCCTCGGCGGCCGAGCGGCGGATGCTGGAGCTGGAGCTAAAAATGAGAGGAGCGGCATGACAAATCAACTTTCAGCCTGCCGGAAAGGCGAAATCGCCGAGACGCTGTTTATCGCCGGCGCCATGGTCAACGACTGGGAGATCTTCACGCCTTTCGGCCACGCCCAGACGGCCGACGTGCTGCTCACCCGCGGCGGCGTCCGCCCGATTTCCGTTCAGGTTAAGACGGCCGCGCTCGACCGCGGTGCCTACCACATCTCGGTCAAGCGTACTTTTGGTGGACAAAAGGCCCGCCCTTATGAGCCGCACGATTTTGACGTGTTGGCGGCTTACTTGCCAGATATCAACCAGTTTGTCTTTTGGACATTTGAGGACATTCGCGGCCGGATAACCGTGCGCTACAACCCGGCCCGCCACCGGCAACCCAACAACTGGGAGCTGCTAGGCGATCTTGCGGAATCGCTGACCGCTCAGACACCTAAGACAGCCGGTGTCTTACCCCCTGCCATATAAAACTTTTTATATCCATGAAGAAAACCAAACCCACACCCAAAAAAGCCGTCGCCTTGCGCCGGAAAACCACCACCAACGCGGTTGCCAATGCGACTGTCGAGCTGTTTGACGATGCCATCGCCACCATGATGGCCCTGCGCGCGCTGTACGTCATCAAGAAGGAGGAACTAAAATGATGACGCAAAACGGCAAGACATTAAAAATCGAGGAGGGTACCGCCGGGGTTCCGTACATTCACCATTTGCAGATGCAGCGCGCCTGCGACCGGTTTCTGGTCTCGCGCGGCCTGATCCCTCCGCCAGAGGCCCGGAAGAGTGCCTGGTTGTTCAGCAAAAAGATTCGCGTGAGATGACAAACGAAAGAGGCCAGCAAATGACCAACGAACAAATCAACATCGCCATCGCTGAGGTGCGTGGGTGTACGGATTGTAAAATCCAAAACGTCAACGGAAAGCTGATGTATGGGCAATCCGAAGTTACCGACTACTGCCAAGACCTCAACGCCATGCACGAAGCGGAGAAGACTCTGACTAACGTGCAGCACCGTCAGTATCGTAGAGAAATTTGGCATTCTGTCTGCGAAGACCTTTCTGCGTATGAAAAAGTAAAGGCAGCGGAACGCGCACAATTCTCATCAACCGCACGCCAACGAGCCGAGGCTTTTTTGCGGACCCTGGGCAAATGGGGGGGAGGGCGGGGAATGAGTGAGCGTTCTCCCTCTTTCAAATTACGATTATGGCGCACTACAACTACAAAGAACTAAGGGATTCGCTGCCACCTGAAATGGTGGATAAATGGGCAGAGGAAGATGGGTCAACGGATTACGATTCGACGCTTTGGTGCTACGCTGCCGATTACATCGAACGGTTGGAGCGCGAGCGGGATGAGGCAAGGCAACAGGAGCAAATTCATCACGACAACACACTAGCCATGCAAAAAGAGCGGGACGAGGCTGTTCTTCGCCGAGAAGAGACTGTGATGCAGTGCGAGCTACTTGCGGAAGACATGCGGCAATGGCGCGAGTGCGCGGAGAAGTTAATCGACTATGCGCGTGAAAGCCTTGCGCAACTCGCAGGCTGGGGGAGCGGATACCAACGCTATGAGCGCGAAATGGACACAATTCGCAAGGACATTGCCGCGTTTGAACGACTCAAGGAGGCCAGCAAATGAGCGCAGGCAAAGGCGACACGCCGCGGCCGGTGAATAGCCTCATATACCGTGCCAACTACGAGGCTATTTTTGGATTAACTAGCGTCAATAAAGCGCCAAAAGTGACATTAGTTAATCCCCCCTACCCCGACTGCATTTGCGCGCCGTGCGGTAGGGCGTATGGTCGAAATCCTGAGGGAAACTCGTTCGGCGCAACGTATCACTTAGGCAAATGCGATGTCTGCGGGGAGGCCACGGAGGTCACCGAGCCGCGGGACTGGGGGCATCTGGATTGGCCCCTTAAAAAAAAGGCTTGCAGTGTCCAAGAATGTCCAGCATTGTCTAATAACACCGGGGGGCACACCGCAGCACCGAATAACCCTCGATGAACCCACACGACGAACAAGCCCTGCGCGAACAATGGCCACACCTAGCCGAACATTTTATTGCCGTGGACGCCGCGTGCGAGCGCTGGCTGCAGCACCGCGGGGAGCTGCGACGACGGAGGAACGCGAATGAGCGCCGTCGTGTGTGTCATAATCCTGCTGACGCTGGCCGTGATGGCGGTGACGATCACCGACCACAATGACGGAGGCATGGCCTAAATGAAACGCACCATACCCAACAGCCCCGATACCGAAGCCGCCGTTTTGGGTTCGCTTTTGCAAGAGCCGAACATGATCGACGAGGTCGCCGGCCTGCATGCCGAGTTGTTTTTCACTCCGGCCAACGCGCAGATATTTTCGACGATACGCGACATCCGCGCCACGGGTGGCGTGCCAAACGTCATCGCCGTCACCCAAGTGCTCGACGCCAACCACCGCTTGGAGTTTGTCGGCGGAGCCGGAGTGCTGATGGATATGCTCTCCAAGTCGGCCGGCGGCCCTGCCGCGGTCGAATATCACGCGCAGACTCTCCGCGATCTTTATGCGCGCCGTCGCATACTGGAAGCCAGCGCCGCATTGCAGTCCGCGGCCTCCGACATGTCCCAGCCGGCCGACACCGTCTTGCAGGAGGCTGGCGAGAGCGTGCTGTCCTTGAGCTTGGGCCAGCCGACCGACTCCATGCGTCCGGCCAGCGCGATCGTGCCGGGGCTTTTGGAGGAGTTAGAAAAACTGAGCACCCCGGGACAAAAGCTCGGTGTTGAGACTGGATTCAAGGCGTTCGACTACATGACCGGTGGGCTGCGCGGCGGCCAGCTGGCCATCGTTGCGGGGCGTCCCGCCATGGGTAAGAGCGCGTTCATGCTTAACTGCGCTGAGAACATGGCGCGGCGCGGGGTTCCGGTGCTGTATTTCTCGCTCGAAATGCCGGCCAACGAGCTGGCGGCGCGTGTGGTGCTCGGACGCGCTGAGACCAACATCGAAGTGGTGCGCAACGGGTTCCTTGACCACCCGACCAAGCTACGCATTGCCGACCGCGCGGCCGAGTTTGCCGAGGAGCCGCTGTTTGTGGACGACCGCGGCGGGTTGACCATGCTCGACATCCGCGGACGCAGCCGCTTGGCCGTGAGGCGCTGGGGCGTCAAAGCGATTTTTGTCGATTACCTACAGCTTGTTTCCCACATCGGCGCCCAGTCCCGCGAGAACGAGGTCGGCTTTGTGTCCCGCGGCCTCAAGGCCATGGCCATGGAGCTGAACGTCCCGGTCGTGGCCGCCGCCCAGGTCAACAGAAAGGCCGAGGACCGCAGCGACAACCGCCCCAAAATGAGCGACTTGCGCGAGTCCGGCAGCATCGAGCAGGACGCCGATCTGGTCTGTTTGGTGCATCGTCCGTGCTACTACGCAGTGGATCAAGAGCAGGAGCCTGACCCACAGGACGCCGAGCTGCTCATCGCCAAGCACCGCGCCGGTGCGACCGGCAAGGTGAATCTGGTGTGGCGCCCGCGGTTCACAAGATTCCAAGACGCCGCACTGGGCGGACGCACGAACGACGGCAGCGATGTGTTTGC